ACCGTGGCGCTGATGGTGACCCTGCTCCCCGCATCACTGACATTGACACAAACCACGACCCAACTAACTGTATGTTCATTGTCACTCTTAGTGATGGTTCTACGTATGGTGTTTCGATTGGAGCATCGAACTGTGTATCTTAATGATCTAGCCAGTGTTGTTCGTGCTGGTGGAATGAATGTGATTGAGGTCGGTGGGTGGACGTCCCGAAATCACGGAAGCATGGCTGGAGTGCGCTCGGTAGTATGTCACCACACTGCTGGAGCTGCCACAGGAAACGCTCCATCTCTTAGTGTAGTTATCAATGGTAGGTCAGACTTGGCTGGGCCTTTGGCTCAGTTGTTCTTGGCGCGCGATGGAACTGTTTATGTGGTCAGCAATGGTGTTGCGTGGCACGCGGGACCAACAATTGACGATTCTGTGTATGGAAATTCGTGGGCGATCGGTATTGAGGCCGAGAACACGGGAACACAGCCGTGGCCTGATGTGCAGGTCGATGCGTACGCGAAGCTGTGCGCTATCCTCTGTGCTCATTACGGGCTCTCAGTAGACCGTGTGAAGGGCCACAAGGAGATCTGTAAGCCTCTCGGCCGTAAGGTCGACCCTGCTGGTCTACCAGGAGATATGAACGGACTGCGCGACAGGATTCGCGCGAAGATGGCAAGCCCTACAAAGCAGCGACTATTGGATGGAGATTCAAGCGTGAAGCTACCTGTTGCTATGGACACAAGTATTGAGAGCATTTCTTTGCCGCCGCAGGCTAAGGTGCGTTTGGTATTCTCAGCTAACACTACAATCTTCGGCGGCCTAATCGAGTTCTGGGGACCAGCAAAGAATCAGTTGCTTGGAACCTATGACTTGGAGAAGGGCTGGCGAGGCGAGGTAAATCAGGGTTATCAGATCGATGCCCCGCTTGGCAGCACGAAGGCCAAGATCAAGTACTCGTGCGCTAGTGAAGTTGATGTCTACATTCAGGCAATTGCCTGATAGAATGAGGTGAAAGAATGTTCACTGTAGCATTTTGGAAGGACGCTGCCATCCGTGCGATTCGTACGGGCGCGCAGATCCTATTGGTTGCTCTTGGTGCTGATGGCGCCGGGATCGTTGGCCTTGACGTTGGCAGCACGGCAGCGCTCGTGGGCGGTAGCATGCTCGCCAGTATCCTGAACTCTGTGGTAATGCCGCAGCAGGATCAGAAGGACAAGAAGGACGACGTCACTGTAGAGTGACAAACACAAAGACCCCGTATCGTGTGATACGGGGTCTTTGTCATTCCTGGATTCCTAGCGCCTCGTACAATGACCCGAAGGCACTATCGAACAATTTCCAGGCGCGCTGTAGTTCAGCTTGATCCACACCTACAGCGCCTTCGAAGGAGTGCATGATCAACTCCACTCGGCTACGCGTGCGTTCGAAGTCGAACAAGTACATATCAGTGCTGTGTTGCGTCATCTTCCTCCTCATCATCCTCAGCAAGAGCATTGCCGAGCGCTTCCAAGCCCTTCGTGATGAGCCACAACACGCTGAAGATCACGGCCATGATGATGAACGCCGCCACGCTGTACCCCAACACTACAAAGGGCAACGAAAGCATGGCAATGAACATCAACAGTGTGACGCAGCCGCGCATCGTGACTCCTTTCCTGTTACTTGATCCACATATCTTCGTCGATTAATGTTTCCTCAGCTTCGAGGATGCCATCAATTAGGTCGTACGGATCAGGTTCTTCATCGTACACTCACGCCTCCATCAGCTTGATCACGCGCACAGCTTCCGAACCAAGATCATCGATCGACCCTGAATTGGATACTACACCATCAACGGCGATCGTGTCAACCCCCGTATCCGAAATGTGATTGTTCACGGGTTCGAACCCTGGACGTGTGACGCGGAACACCTTGCCGCCCCACGATCGAATCAGGTCAGCTTCATTCTGGAACCTGACATCCGTCACGACTACGTTCGTGCCTTCGGTGATCAGCGGCCAGATCTTACCTTGTGCTGCCCACACCCACGCATCCTTATTGACGATGTTCCTGACAGCCTCCGTACCAAGCTTCTGCAAGTACGACCGCACGTCAGGAATCTTCTTGGCATCGTCCCACCCAAGACGTCGAACTACAACACTGAGAAGCTCGAAGTCATACCCTCGTGTGGGTGACGGTGTTGGGGCGAGGATGTAAGGGTCAAGCACCAGTGCCATTTCCTTAACAGCGTCCGCGAACCCTACGCGCTCGTAGCCGCCACGGAGACGCAGGGACTTAGCAAAGGTATCCTTGCCGCTCCCTGCATATCCCGTGAGACCTACGAGCTTACCGATGGTCACTTGTACCTCTCCTTCCTTACCATCTTGCTCTTGCCGGTGGGCGAGACCAAGCGCACCATGTTAGGCTGCGTCTTCTGGATCGCAACCTTCATCTTGTCACTGACCTTGTTCTTGAGCTTGCGCCGACTGCCGTCGTTGTGCTTACTCTTGTACCCCACCAACTTACCACGCAGATACTTCTGTTTCAACGGGATCAACATCACGACCACCTGTGTCCTGGCTCATCCCAGCGCGCGTGAATCCCTTCCAACGTCCACTCCTTACCTTCCATTGAGCTACCAGTCTTCTCCTTGAAGTGCTTCTTGCAGATGTTACCACGCTTGGTGCACTTGCCGCCAGAGCATGTATCCTTAGGGCGCTTCTTGATGGCTGTGTTCTTCACAGTGCGCTGGATCAGCTTGGCTGTTTCTCCAGTGCGTGAGGTCTTATTGTTAATGCGCTTGATCTTGCGCATTGCTTCACCCTTGCTGGTACACCACACTTCCTGACGTTTGTTCGTGCGGTAGCCGTACTCAGTGGTGTTTCCACCGAACAGTCCCATGTCAATTCCCCTTCCTCTTCGGAACAGAACCCCATTCAATCCACGCGTGCTTCACCTTGGGTTCGCTCGCCTTGGTCCTGCGGAACCCCTCAACTGTAACACGTCGTGTCCCGGGAGGGAAGGTTTTACCACCCTTCTTCCCGGAGTGCTCTTCCCACCTTACCTTGTGATTTGCCATGCTAACAGCATAGCATGTCACTTCCCGCGGTGCAACCCCTGATACTTGCAACTCGTCTTGTGCAAACCGCCAGGGCAAGCACCACACTTACTACAGTGCGCGTTTAGCTTCTTGCCACACTTGAAATGTTCCCATGTGTGCTTACTCATACTGACCTCACTTTCTATGTCAATAATAAAGACCCCCGCAACCTCCTAATTTGAGAAGTTGCGGGGGCCTTCTTGAGCCCCTACGCGGGCTCGAACCGCGTACTCCTGTTTACAAGACAGGTGCTTTACCACATAAGCTATGAGGGCAATGGTACACTACATGTGCCCCCGGCAGGAATCGAACCTGCGACATCCTGATTAAGAGTCAGGAGCTCTACCAACTGAGCTACGGAGGCAAAGCGCCATGCGTACACAGCGCCGAGTTTGTTATGACAACAGATCGGACATGCTACCTGAGATGGTCTCAGTCTTCTCATCACCATCGTTCGAGACGTAGGTCACAACGATCTCGTGGACAATGTAAGAGCACGTCTCACAATACCCAATGTCGTATGAGTCTTCGTAGAATGACTTGACCTCAGCCAAGTCCTCCACTCCATACTCATCCTTCAGGATTTCGCCGAGGAACGACAAGAACCTCTTCTGAACGTCCTCCCTCATCTTGTTCCCTCCTTTCCTTCCTACGCCATTTCATGAAGTTGTACACTCCAATGGCAATCATCGCCACGTTCTGTAGCAAGAATCCTGGCTGCCCTGTCATCACAGCGTACACGATGAACCCTAGCTGTGTCAACACCAATAGCACCCAACCTGCGTTGAGTTCCTTCCCTGTACAGAACGCACTCGATACATTACCCGCTGCAAGTAGCCAAGGCACCCACTGCATCGGATCAATCACGGCGACGAGTACGTTCCTTCTTCACGCTTTTCGTCATAGCAAACTTCTTGGCTTCGCTCTCAATACTGTTTGCCTTACGAAGCGTCAGGTTATCGTGTACGATTTCATCGCCTGTCTTCAACTTAACAGTGACCTTCCAAAACCACTGATCACCCCATCGTTTAACCATTTCCCTCCCTACGTTGGAAACTCGCCCGGGAGTCGAACCCGGCTATGTACCTTTGCAGGGTACCACATAACCGCTCTGTCAGCAAGTCTTATCTTCCGGGCTTGCGCTTTAGTCCTAGCGTCATGCCACAGTCTTTGCAGATAGTCTCGACGTAGACCTTACCAGTCTTAGTCTTCGTGTGCAAGTGAGGACACTCAGGCTTCCGGCCCTTGATCTTGTGACCCATCTTCCTCTTGCCACCTTCCGTTGACACGAACCTCCGTACGGAAGTCCTGTTCGCGTTGCATCATGCGCTCAACCTCAGCCTCTGCGCGTCCGATGCCGTACATCCTCATCTGAATGTACCGCT